GCTTCCATAGCATCATCATCACTCAGCAGAGGAGCAGGTGCTTCAAACTCAGACTTGTCATAGTTCCAGTAACCATCTTTTTTGACGATCTTCAGTTTGAAGTTTGCACCCTGCCAGAAGTCAAAGGGATTGATAGGAGTTTCGTCTTCAAACTCAGGTTGCATTGCTTCCATGATCTTATCAAAGATCTTCTTACCGAACTTATAGAGGAAGACACCACCTTCGTTGTGAGGATTAGTAGGATCTTTCACAACATAAACATTTGCATAGTAAGACAGTTTACGCTTCTGTTTACGAACAACATCTTTGTTAGATTCGATACCGCTGTTCCACAGTTCGCGGTTGTGCTCTGATACGGGATCTTTTTGTCCCAGAGTTGTGAGAGAATTCTCAATGTACCAACCACCGGGGCCTTGGAAGGCATGGGAGTACATCTTTGCCCAAGGAAGATCTTCTCCTTCGGGGGCAGGCAGGAAACGAAGAACGGCAAACCCGTTACCAACTTTATCTACTTCGGGTTTCCAGAGGCGATCATCACCTCCACCACCACTATTATTCATCTTCTCTACTTCTTTGACGAGTTTAGAAGTCAGAGAACCAATAGAGGATTGCTTTTTAAGATCAGAAAAGGACATTTTTGTATTTGTGAGATTTGGCTTTTGGGTACTTCGTTATTCTACACGTCGAAACCCTGTGTGTCAATCTGCTTCTTCATGGCGTCGAGCATCTTTCCCATATTGGAGAAGATGACACTAATGTCAACGTCTTTCGGAAGCCCCATCATTGTAGCAGATTCTACAATACGGGTTTTCATCATCTTTGCTTCGGGATCATCGGACAAACTCAGTCTCGTATAGAGAACCTTTTGTTTATCCAGAAGTCTTTCCAGAAGAGACACATGAAACTTCTTCTCCTCTGTGTTCATAGAGGGGAATTTAAAAACACTACTATAAACTTCTTCTTGAAGTTCCTGAATTTCCGTCATTTCTGCGCGGACTACATCAGAATCAAAAAAACTCATGCTTCTCCTAAAACTACTTCTTTCAATATTTTTTTGTAACGAAATACATCTATATTTAGGAAAGGTGTGTACTTTCTCAGTTTTAAACTTACTGATGTCCATACAGGATCAGTCAGTTGTTTATCCCAGTTTGTTTTATAACCAAGGATAAGATTCAATATTACCATAGTTTCGATAGAAACATTACCCCTTAGATACTCTTTGAGAATCTGTGGATGTTTTGATCCATCTAAGGCAAACATTGAATCTATATTGTTGTCAATGAATACTTTGCTAGTTTCTTCTTTAAAAAGATAAGAAAGAGACTGAGTGCGTTTCTTCCATGACATGTATCTACCTTCACCTTCTCGAATCATTTCACCAATCCAAAGTTTCGCAGGATCAGTACAATCAATGAAGTTAGACACAAAAAATTCAATTACTTCTTTATCTGATTTGTTGCGTGCTAATTTTTCAAACCAGAATCTATCTTTGCGTTTATAAAAAGACTTTACTGTGGCACGACTTTTACCACAGTACTTATGGTAATCATACTTCTCTTTGGTGAAATGATTCTTCAAAGAGAGATATGATTTATAGGCATCGAACGGCATCACTGAAAAACCCTACAGACGAAAATTTTGCCGGAAATTTTTTTGCCCCTTTTTTGAAATTAAAAGCTAATTTTGGTTAGAGGGGCAACTTGGCACGAGATGTTCTCTTAAGGAAGTTAAGTTCCATTGCTTCGTACTTTAACTTCTCTTTCAGAGGTTTAGATATAAGTTTGGGGACGGACTCCACGTCAATCGAGTTCATCTCACAGAAATGAATAATGGCATCGATATAACTCATGTCCTCATTATCAAGGACAAGTTTCTCAATATCCTGCGCGAACTTTGACGGGCAGAAGAATTTCTTTTCT